TCTTGTTTGTTACAGGGTGTGCATCAACTAACTCACTGTACTACGAGTCAGTTCAAAAGACTGCAGAGGCTAACGCACGAGCAGTACAGGCTAAGTTCGATGCGCTTTCTAAGATTGCCTCTAGTGGTGACGGACAGGCCGCTAGTGCTGCTGTAATGGCCTTGGCTCTCACGAGTACTCCTAACTCACAGCCTATTCCCCAGAAGTCTGAGGCTATTCAGTGGGCGTCTATTCTAGCGTCTCCTGTAACCTCTCTGGGAATGATGTGGATGCAAGCCGACTCAGCTAAGACTATGGCGCGTTATAACAGCCAAGTTGATCTAGCACAGGTATCTGCTGATGCACAGACTCAACAAGCACTCTACGGTAGTTTCTCTGACATCTCCAGCGCAGGGTTTACGGCTGTAGGTAACGTGGACTACACGCCTTTTGTTGACGGCATGGTTACTCTAGGCACTACAGGCATGAACGGTCTGGTGGACATGGGAGACAATCTCCGTGATCTAGGCGAAGCTGGATTTAATGCCAACGTGGAACTAGGTACTGCAGGTATTAATGGTGTTGTAGATGTGGCTGAAACAGGTTACGGCGCTATGCTAAACTTAGGCCAAGACAGTAACGATCTGATAGGACAAATTTGGAACAATCCTGAAGCTATTTGCTCAGTTTCTCTAGATGAAGCAGGAGAGTTGACAATAACCTGTGACTGATCTTAACGTACAACTGTTGCCTTGGCAGCAGGAAGTCTACTCTGATCCTACTAGGTTCAAGGTAGTTGCGGCAGGACGGCGTACAGGGAAGTCCCGTCTTGCTGCGTGGATGCTAATTATTAGCGCCCTACAGACCGATAAAGGTCAAGTTTTTTACGTTGCGCCCACTCAGGGTCAGGCCCGTGACATCATGTGGCAGACCCTAATGGAGCTAGGAAACCCTGTAATCTCAGGTTCACATATTAATAACCTGCAGATCAAGCTGGTCAACGGGGCCACGATTAGTCTCAAAGGAGCCGACAGGCCTGAGACAATGCGTGGTGTTTCCTTGAAGTTTCTCGTGATGGACGAGTACGCAGACATGAAGCCTGACGTATGGGAGCAGATCCTCCGTCCAGCACTAGCTGACCAAAAGGGTTCAGCGATGTTCATAGGCACACCTATGGGCAGAAACCACTTCTATGAACTGTACAAGTACGCAGAACTGGGGGATGACCCAACGTACAAAGGGTGGCACTTTACGTCTTATGACAACCCCTTGTTAGACTCTGAAGAGATTGACATGGCTAAAAAGTCTATGTCATCTTATGCGTTTCGTCAGGAATTTATGGCATCGTTTGAGGCCAGAGGCTCCGAAATGTTTAAGGAAGGATGGCTAGAGTTTGGGGAAGAGCCAGAGATCGGTGACTACTACATAGCTGTTGACCTCGCTGGTTTTGAAGAAGTAAACAAGAAACGAACGAAGAATACTAAACTTGATGAAACCGCAATCGCTGTTGTTAAAGTTAGCCCTGATGGTTGGTACGTTGATAACATTATATATGGGCGGTGGAGCCTTGACGAGACTGCCGCCAAGATATTTCAGGCCGTCAGAGATTACAGACCCGTCAGTGTTGGTATTGAAAGAGGAATTGCAAAGCAGGCGGTCATGAGTCCCCTTACGGACATGATGAAGCGCCACGGCACGTTTTTCCGTGTAGAGGAGCTAACCCACGGTAACAAGAAAAAGACTGATAGGGTTATGTGGGCATTACAGGGGCGGTTTGAGAACGGGTATGTTACACTAAACAAAGGAGAATGGAACAACAGATTCTTAGATCAGCTGTTTCAGTTTCCTGACCCTTTGACACACGATGACTTAGTTGACGCACTGGCCTACGTAGATCAACTGGCGCAAGTAGCGTACCACTATGATTTTGAAATTGACAGCCACGAAATACTTGACGTAGTAGCAGGATACTAATGGTTTTTAGAAAATTTAACACGTATGGCATTTACGCTATCTCTGCCGTAGTATTTTTTACTATGGGCTACAGCATAGCTTTACTTTAAGGATACTACGATGGCAGAAGATATACTAAGCCCAGACCCTCTGATGATTGAGGAATCGCTGGAAGAATGGGTGATTACTAAATGTGAAGATTGGAGAGATCACTATGAGTCAAACTACGAAGCAAGGTTTGAGGAATACTATCGGTTATGGCGAGGTCAATGGGACCCTGCTGACTCCGAAAGAGCATCGGAGCGTTCTAGAATCATCTCTCCTGCGCTTCAGCAGGCTGTAGAGTCTAGCGTAGCAGAACTTGAGGAAGCAACCTTTGGTCGTGGCAAGTGGTTTGATATTGCTGATGACATGATGGACAAAGACCGACAGGACGTACAGTTTCTGCGGAACAAATTAACAGAAGACTTTGAGAAGACAAAAGTACGTAAGGCTGTTGCAGAGTGCTTGATTAACTCAGCCGTTTTTGGTACAGGCATCGGTGAGATTATTCTGTCAGAAGAAAAAGAGATGGCTCCTGCTACTCAGCCGATTATGGACGGACAGCTGACAGCCGTAGGTGTAAACATACAGGACAGAGTAACAGTTAAGCTCAAGCCTGTCATGCCTCAAAACTTTTTGATTGACCCCGTGGCTACTTCTATCGAAGAGGCTATGGGTGTCGCCATTGACGAGTTTGTGTCAAAGCACTCCGTAGAACTGCTGCAGGAACAGGGCGTTTACAAGCAGGCTTACATTGAATCTGCTGCCCCGGATTCAGACCTAGAGCCAGATCAAGACCTCACGATTTACAACGACGATAAAGTACGTCTGACGAAGTACTACGGACTTGTGCCTCGTGAGTTGCTTGAGGCTGAAGACGTAGACGTAGAAGAAAAAGGTATGTACGTTGAAGCTATTGTCGTTATCGCTAATGGCGGTACGTTGCTAAAAGCTGAAGCCAACCCGTACATGATGCAGGATCGCCCTGTAGTTGCGTTTCCTTGGGACGTTGTTCCGAGCCGCTTCTGGGGTCGTGGCGTATGCGAGAAAGGATACAACAGCCAGAAAGCGTTAGACGCAGAGTTACGCGCACGGATCGACGCATTGAGTCTTACTATTCACCCGATGATGGCTATTGACGCCACACGCTTACCTCGTGGTGCTAAACCCGAGGTCCGTCCTGGCAAGATGATTCTAACTAACGGAGATCCGCGTGAAGTATTGCAACCGTTCAACTTTGGGCAAGTTGGTCAAATTACTTTTGCACAAGCTCAAGCGTTACAGCAGATGGTACAGCAGGCTACAGGAGCCGTTGACTCCGCAGGCATTGCTGGGCAGGTTAACGGAGAAGCAACAGCAGCAGGCATAAGCATGTCTCTGGGCGCTATCATTAAGCGCCACAAGCGTACCCTGATTAACTTCCAGCAGTCTTTCTTGCTGCCTTTTGTAACCAAAGCGGCACATAGGTATATGCAGTTTGACCCAGAGCATTACCCCGTAGCTGACTACAAGTTCAACGCTACGTCAACTCTTGGTATTATTGCTAGAGAATACGAAATTACCCAGCTGACACAGCTTCTGCAAACTATGTCTCCTGAGTCGCCTTTGTATCCTGCGCTGATCCAGAGCATTATTGAAAACATGAATCTCAGTAACCGTGATGACCTGTTGGCGGCTATGCAGCAAGCTAGTCAGCCTAATCCAGAACAGCAGCAAATGCAACAACAAGCTGCACAGGTTCAGATGGAGCTTCAGCAAGCACAAACACAAGCACTGGCAGGACAAGCGGCTGAGTCTCAAGCCAGAGCGCAGAAGTACCAGATTGAGGCTCAACTGGCTCCACAAGAGTTGGAGATTGATAAGATCGAAGCAATCACTAGAAACTTACGTGAAGGCGACGCTGACGATAAAGAGTTTGAGCGAAGACTCAAGATTGCTGATCTAGCAATTAAAGAGAAAGCCAACGACGATAAACTACGAATGGGAGCGCAAAACCGTGCTAATGACACAAACCGAAATGAACAACCTCCTCAAGCAGATCAACGAGGCGTTTCAAATGCACTTAGATCGCTTGGAGGCTCTGGAGGCCAAGGTCAAGGATTTGGAGGAGAAGGTTAATGCCCAAGGAGAAGGACCCAAAGCTAAAGCGAGCAGGAGTAAGCGGGTACAACAAACCGAAGAGAACGCCTAGTCATCCTACTAAAAAGTACGTGGTGGTAGCCAAAGAAGGCGACAAGACCAAGACTATCCGATTTGGCGACGCTAAGATGAAGATTAAGAAAGATCAACCCGCAAGACGTAAATCATTTAGAGCTAGGCACAAGTGCGACACGAACAAGCCTAGTAAATTAACCGCAAGATACTGGTCTTGCAAAAACTGGTAAGGAGATAGTTATGCCATATGGACCCGGAACATACAATAAACCCGGACGACCCAAGATGCCTTCTGGTGGGCCGAATCGCCGTAAGAAAAAGCCTTCTGGCCCCACAGCTGCTAAAAAGAAGCCTGTACGCCGAAGGACAACGCGGTGAGCGGGCTATACGCCAACATCAACGCTAAACGTAAGCGTATCAAAGCTGGATCAGGCGAAAAGATGCGTAAACCGGGGGCTAAGGGTGCGCCCAAGGCCTCTGCCTTTAAAAAAGCAGCAAAAACTGCCAAAAAACGCAAATAGTGCTTGACAAACGCAAAAAAGTATGATATAATATACAGTGTACTTAGGTACATCTTATTAATAGAGACAACCTGCGAGGCCTCCATTGGACAAGGAAACACAAGAGTATTACGACAATTACTTTAGTCTTTTTCGACAGAAAGGTTGGAAACAGTTAATTAATGACTTTGGTAATAATGCACAACAAATTAACAATGTCGAAGCTACTAAAGATAGTGACGATATGTTCTTTCGTAAGGGACAACTAAACATATTAGCCTACTTACTTAATTTAGAGCCTGTCGTTACTAACAGCTACGAAGAACTAACTGAAAACGAAGATGATTAAAGTATTTGATTTTCGTTGTACAAACGGACACGTATTTGAAGAATTTGTAGAAGGCGGTACTACAACCAGTAGGTGCGGTTGTGGAGCTAACGCTACAAAAATTGTATCAGCAACTCAACACATACTTGAGGGTGCATCCGGTGATTTTCCGGGCAGGCACATGAAGTGGGTACGTGAACACGAGAAAGCTGGACAATCTAACCGGGAATCCTAAAAGGGCATCTCCTATTTTATTCTCCATAACCTATTAAGGCGGGGTAAGTTTATATATGTCACGCGCACAATTAATTGACGAGCGTCCTGAACAAGAAGAACTTGACACAACACACGAGCTAGAGCAAGACGGTATTGAGAATCCTGTAGAGGAAGAACCTCAACAACCAGAACTACCAGAAAAGTACCAAGGTAAGTCTGTCGAAGACCTCGTACAGATGCACCAAGAGCTTGAAAAGTTTTCAGGCAAACAGAGTACGGAAGTTGGTGAACTACGCTCAGTTGTTGATAGCTACATTCAGACACAACTCGCGCATCAAGCACCTCAACAACAGCAATATAAAGACGATGGAGAAGATGTAGATTTCTTTGTCGATCCTCAAACCGCTGTTAACCGAGCTATTGACAATCACCCAAAGATTCGACAAGCAGAAGCAGCTGCTGTTGAAAATCACAAGCAAGCCGCTCTTGGGCAACTTCAGTCTAGGCATCCAGATATGGAGCAGATACTGAGGGACCCTAAGTTTGCTGAGTGGATCAAAGGGTCTAAAGTCAGAACACATTTGTTTGTTCAGGCTGACCAAATGTACGATTATGACTCTGCTAACGAGTTGTTTGACCTCTGGAAAGAGAGAAACAACGTAGCCAAGCAGACAGCCTCTGTTGAAAAACAAGCGCGTAAGAATACACTTAGGTCGGCTAATACAGGCAACGCTCGCGGAACAGCCGAAGGGTCACGAAGAAAAATCTATCGTCGTGCTGACATTATTAAACTAATGAAGACCGACCCAGAGCGTTATCAGTCCATGTCGGACGAAATACTAAAAGCATACGCAGAGGGTCGTGTCAAATAGCCTAAAGGAGAATTATCATGGCTACTGGAACATATCCCGGCGGTATTGCCGCTAACACTGTATCAGGCGTAACCTCGTCTGCCGTATTCATCCCCGAAATTTGGTCGGATGAAATTATCGCTGCTTATCAAAAGAACCTCAAGATGGCTCCGCTTGTCAAGCGTATGTCAATGACAGGCAAGAAGGGTGACGTTATTCATGTACCCAAGCCCATCCGTGGTGCAGCATCTGCTAAAACTGAAGCTACCGCAGTAACCATTCAGGCAAACACTGAGCTAGAGTTGACCATCACTGTTGATCGTCACTTTGAGTACTCACGTTTGATTGAAGACATTGCTGAAGTTCAGGCTCTGTCGTCTATGCGTCAGTTTTACACTGAAGACGCTGGCTATCAGCTGGCTCTGAAGGTTGACACTGACCTCATCAATGTTGCTACTGGTTTCGGTGACGGTACTCGTACTGCTTCCCCTGCCACTGCTGATTGGGTAAACAGCAACAGCTACTACGCAGACAACGGCGCTGATATTGCGCTCTACGCTGCTGACACGGTTGCTGCTGCGGATCAGATTGAAGACAACCACATCCGTGGTCTTATCAAGCTGATGGATGACGCTGACGTACCTATGGACAACCGTGTTCTGGTTATCCCGCCTGCGGCTCGTAAGCAGATCATGGGCATTGACCGCTACGTATCTAGCGATTTCGTAGGTGGTCGTGGCGTTGAGTCAGGCCTCATCGGTAACCTCTACGGTGTTGACGTTTACGTATCTAGCAACTGTCCTGTAATTGAGACAGCGGATGACAACGCTGCGTCAACTGTCGATACTCGCGGTTGCTTGTTCTTCCACAAGGACGCTATCGTTCTTGCAGAGCAGATGGCTGTACGTTCTCAGACTCAGTACAAGCAAGAGTACCTCTCTACTCTGTTTACGTCTGACACTCTGTACGGCGTTGAAACTTATCGTCCAGAAGCAGGATTCATCCTCGCTGTCGCAGACGCCTAAGTTTTACACAGGGGGTCGCAATGGCCCCCTTTCCTTTTCTGTTGTTTCAGGAGTAGTCTATGCCCATTTATCGTGGTGACGGCGGGAGCGCTGAAACCAGCAATAACGCAACAGCTAATCAGGTAGCACAGGACGCTGTGGACGCTGCCGCATCAGCTACTGCCGCTGCTGCTAGTGCCTCTGCTGCTGCTGCAAGCGAGACTGCTGCTGAAACTGCAGAAACAAACGCAGAAACTGCAGAAACCAATGCAGAAACTGCAGAAACTAACGCAGCAACATCTGAAACCAATGCTGCCGCAAGTGCTGCTGCTGCTGCGGCCTCAGAAACTGCAACAATAAATTTTAATACTAATCTTGTAGTTACAGCCTCTGGTTTGTCAGAAGGTGCATCGCCTACAGTATCTTATAACGATACCACGTATACCATGTCTTTTGGTATTCCCGTAGGGGCTACAGGCGCTACTGGTTCTACTGGTGCTGCAGGAGCCGACGGCGCTGATGGAGCCGCTGCTACTATTTCTGTAGGCACAGTCACTACAGGAACAGAAGGAAGCTCTGCAACAGTAACAAACTCAGGTACGTCTAGTTCGGCTGTATTTGACTTTTCTATTCCTGTAGGGGCTACTGGCGCTACCGGAGCCACAGGCGCAACTGGTGCTACTGGTGCTACAGGTGCTACTGGACCTGCGGGCGCTGACGGTGCTGACGGTGCTGATGGTATTCAGCTTACGGCCCTGTCTGTCACAACCAATGCGGTAGGCACAGCGGCCCTTAGCTATAACAATACAACAGGTGTATTTTCTTATACACCTCCTGACTTATCTAGCTACCTCACTAGCTTGGCAATCAATGGCATTTCTGATGTCACTATTACTACGCCAGCAGATAATGAAGTGCTTGCTTATGACAGCACATCTAGCGAGTTTATTAACCAAACTGCTACTGAGGCAGGGCTGGCAACATCTGCTCAAGGGGCGCTTGCTGATAGCGCATTACAAAATGTCGTTGAAGACACTACGCCTCAACTTGGCGGCAATTTAGAAGTCAATGGAAACGAAATTCGAGCAGGCTCTGGCAATCTTGATATGTACGTCTTGGACGACTTTACCCTTGACTGGAGCGGCACCGTTGACCCGCTTATTTATGCCACTAGCGTTTCGGGGCAAATAGCGATTCGCACAGGCACTTTTTCTAGCTCACTAATCACCTTGGGGGGCAGTACAGAAGTAGGGGGTGCGTTTACCTTTACCAATTCTATTGAAGAACAGCAGTACAGCTTAACAGGCACGGCTATTGACCCGTCTAACGGCACGATCCAATACAAAACACTAAGCGCAAACACCACGTTTACAGAGTCACTTGCAGACGGCGAGTACGTCACGCTGATGATCGACGACGGCTCTGCTTACACAATTACATGGCCTACAACAACATGGGTTGGTGGCTCGGCTCCTACGCTTGAAACAACAGGCTATAACATCATTGAGCTATGGCACGTTAACGGAACGCTTTATGGCGCGTTTGTAGGTGCGGCGTAATGCTTAGAAGCCACATACTCCGACAGGTTAGCCCCGGCGGGATAGAGTTTATTGGTGCTGTCGGTGGCAACAGCAGTCCTGATGTTGATTTTTCTGCGCCTGACTACACCTTCAGTATGCCTGCTGGTGTTGCCGCAGGTGATATGTATGTTTTAGTCAATGGAGGAAATAGAGGGAACGATAGGTTTTCCCCGCTAGTAGGAGGCAACGCCCCTGACAACGCTATCTGGGGGTCAGGCAGTTCTCCCACAAACAACGACCCTGTATTTCTTCTTTATTACGGAACGCTGACAGCCGCTGAAGTTACCGACGGTACGGTGGTGCTAGGTAAAAGTGGTGGGACACCACAAGACCCCACAATGGCGTGCGCGTTTTTTAGAGGCGTCAGTACTTTTCCGACGCAGACCGTAAATGATAGCCAAACCATGACCCCGCCTAATGTTCCGGTAAATTGCGATTTGGCGATAGTTGGCTTTGTTGATGAACACTCCGGTGGCGGCAGTTACACCGCGCCGTCTGGGTGGACAGAGGCAATAGAGCAAGCCTCCACCAACGCTAGTAACCACAGTTGTATTTTTTACAAGATTGACACCATTTCTAGCGGAACCAGCGTTGGCACCATAGGGGGAGTTGGCGATAAAGTGGACTGTTCAACATTCGGACTTACGATATGAGTTATGTAAAAATAGAAAATGGCACACCTGTTCCATACAGTCTGAGCCAGCTAAAACAAGACAACCCAAATGTGTCCTTTCCAAAAGACCCGCCTGCGTCAGTCTTGGATGATTACGCTGTTTACGTTTTACAGCAAGACCCAAGGCCGCAAGCAGAGGTGGTCGAGAAAGGCCCAATAGAAGAACGCAACGGTGAGTGGTGGCAAACATATACAGGCCGTGATGAAACGCCTGATGAGTACAGGCCCGACATGGTGGTGACAATGCGCCAGGCAAGATTGGCGCTGTTACGGGAAGGAAAGCTGGCTGATGTTACTAGCGCGATTGCGGCGTTGCCTGACGGTGAGCGAGAAGCGGCAGAGATTCAGTGGGAGTATGGCAGTGAGGTGGAGCGGTTATCGACGCTAGTGGTCGCGCTGACCTCTGAGATTGGCCTCACCGACGAGGCTATGGATGACTTGTTTAGACTTGCAGAGACGTTGTAATGTTAGAAGAACACAGATTAGACAGAATTGAGCAAAAGTTAGACAAGTTAGCTGAAGCGGTATCACAGATAGCTCGTGTTGAAGAGCAGATATTGTCTGTGTTCAAGCGTATGGACAGGCACGAGAAGCGTCTAGACGAACAAGAAGATGACATTCAGAGGCTGACAGAGGAAGTCTTAACTAACTCTCACTCTGTTAGAGCAGGAGAAAGAGTGTTTTGGATTAGTATTGCAACTGTAGCATCAGTACTAGGATATTTAATTAGATAGGGTAAACACATGACTGATTACACTAAAACAACGGATTTT